ATTTTAATAAATATATTAACCATGGCAATTAAGAAAAAAGACACTTCTCTTTCAAATATAAAAGAGAAATTTTCAACAAAAACAAAATACAAACCCGAAAGTTTTTATAATTGTGGTGACGCATTTATGGATGCTTGTGGTTTACCTGGACCTGTAATGGGGAGTATTAATATGTTCTTAGGACATTCAAATACTTCAAAATCAACGGCAATGATATTGGCGGCGGTTGATGCTCAAAAAAAGGGTCACTTACCGGTGTTTATTATAACGGAAAAAAAATGGTCCTGGTTTCACGCGGTTGAATTAGGTTTACAAGCAGAACAGAATGAGAATGGTGAGTGGGATGGACATTTCATCTTTAATGATAGTTTTGATGTTATTGAACAGGCCACTGACTTTATCAACAATGTTTTAGATGCTCAAGAAAAAGGTGACGTACCGTATAATTTACTATTCCTATGGGACTCAATTGGTAGTATTCCGTGTCAAATGACTTTTGAGGGAAAAGGTGGGTCTATGCACTCGGCAAGGGTGTTGGCAGATAAAGTAGGTATGGGGGTTCATTCTAGAATTTCAAAATCTAAAAAAGAAGATTATCCGTATTATAATACAATAGTTTTTTTGAACCAACCTTGGGTTCTTTTACCTGATAACCCCTTTGGTCAACCGGAAATTAAGAGTAAAGGTGGTGAAGCGATATGGTTAGCTAGTAGTTTGGTATTTTTATTTGGTAATCAAAAAAAGGCGGGTATAAACCATATTACGGCGACTAAAAATGGAAGGACTATTTCATATGCGACTAGAACAAAAATTTCTATATTAAAAAATCACGTAAACGGAATACAATATAAGGATAGTAAAATTATTGTGGTCCCTCAAGGATATATTGCAGATACAAAAGAGTCGTTAGATAAATATAAAAAAGAGTATTCCGGGTATTGGAATGCCATACTTAGTGGTACGGGGGAGATTACACTTGAGGAATCAGAAACAGAAAGTTTTGAAGAAGAATAAAAAAAATTGATACTATTACTACTTTTAAGTATTTTTAAAGTATTTATATAATATGGGAAGACATAAGATTGATGAAGATAAAAAAAAGGTAAAGGTTTCGGTCGCGATTGACCCCGAATTACCTCAACACTTCAAAAATAAATCTATAAATTTATCTTCCCTTGTTAATAAATTATTAAAAGAATATATTAAAAATGGAAACTAAAGTTTGTTCTAAATGTAAAGAAGAAAAAAAAAATTGTGAATTTGGTAATTCAAAATCTTCTGACGATGGATTACTATATTGTTGTAAAAAATGTAATAATGAACGAAGTAAAATTTATCGTAATGAAAATTATCAAAAAACATTAGAACAACATAGAAAATGGACGGCAAAAAATCCTGAATGGGTTTACAATCGTTACAAAAAATGGAGAAAAGGAAACCCAGATAAAGTTAAAGAGTTAAGAAAAAATTGGTTAGATAAAAATCCGGAAAAAAGAAAAGAATATCGAGAAAATTATAAACCAAGAAAACACGAACGAAGAAAAGAAAGGAGTGATAATGACCCTGTTTTTAATTTAGTTAATAGAATGAGAAGTAGATTAAGAAAATACTTAATTACTCATAATATTACCAAAAAAAACAAAACTTTTGATATTGTAGGTTGTACCCCCCAATTTCTAAAAGAATATTTAGAAACCCAATTTACTAATGGTATGAGTTGGGATAACAGGAGTGAGTGGCATATTGACCATATTATTCCATTATCATCGGTAAAAACAGAGGACGAACTTTATAAGTTGTGTCATTATAAAAATCTTCAACCATTATGGGCGGAAGATAATTTGAAAAAGAGTAACAAAATTTTATAGTAACGAATATAAACAAAGGAAGTGACAAAAACATTATTAATTGACGCTAACAATTTATTAAAAATTGGGGTTTGTGGAGTAAAAGATTTTTACCATAATGATAAACATGTTGGAGGAATATGGTATTTTATAAACACTATTAGAAGACTTATCGATGAACAAAACTTTGATAAAGTAGTTGTTATGTGGGACGGTGACGACAATTCATCAACTAGAAAAATTTTATATCCTCAATATAAAGAAAACCGCAGACATGGGGATAATGAAATGACAAATGATTCTTTTGACGAACAAAAAGGTAGAATTAAACAATATTTAGAAGAAACTTTTATACGTCAAATTGAACAGGATAATAATGAAGCTGACGATTTAATTGCTTATTATTGTTTAATTTCTCAAGACGAAAATAAAACTATAGTATCTTCAGATAAGGATTTAACTCAATTAATTTCTGAAAAGGTTTCTATATACTCACCAATGAGTAAAGTGACCTATAAAAACGGAGATAAAATTCGAATAAAACATTATGAATTTCCTCACGAAAATATTAAAACATATAAGATATTATCAGGAGATAAATCTGACAATATTGATGGAATTTATTATTTAGGTGAAAAAACATTAGTTAAATTATTTCCCGAAATACTTGAAAAACCCATAAATTTTAATGATATTTTAATAAAGGCGGAAACGTTATTAAATGAAGATAAAAATAACAAATCACTTAAAAATTTATTGTCTGGTAGAACAAAAAATGGTATATATGGGAATAAATTTTTTGAAACAAACTCAAAAATTATTGATTTATCGGAACCATTAATAACTGACGAAGTTAAACAAATTGTTGAAGAATATTATAAAGAAACATTAGACCCTGATGGTAGAGGTTATAAAAATTTAATGAAGATGATGATGGATGATGGACTTTTTAAATTTTTACCTAAAACAGACGATACGTGGGTTTATTTTTTAAAACCATTTTTAAAATTAACAAGAAAAGAAAAAAATAAATATCAAAAAAATAACACAATATGAAAGAACTAGATTCAACAAAATTAGAATTTTTAATGACAGTTAATCAAAACATAATCGTCCAAAGATTTTTTAATGTAAGGGATTATAATCCAAATGCAAAATATTCAGAAGACCTTTATCTTTTTCTGAAAGAATTTAAAGACTTGGTAAGTGCTGAGTTTAAATTAAAATCGGTTGTTTATCTTTTAGAAAACAAAGAAGAAATTAAAGATAACCCAGAACTATTAAATACGTCATATACTGATGGTCCTGAAAGTTTTAACATTTATATTAAAATAAATGATATGACAATTTGTCACAGAATGTTTGACGCTAAAGTGTACCCGCCTAAGATAAGATACACCGTAGATATACGCCCGCACATAAAAAGACTACTGACAAGTTTAACTGACATTTTTTCATCGAACGAATTGTCTTTTGAATATGCGGAAGTTAAGTTAGATGTGTAATATTTATTAAAACGGAGAATTAAAAAATGGGAACTGGTAAAAATTTTGAATATTTAGGTAGCGTTTTTCAGTTACAACTTTTAAATCAAATCATAATTGATAAAGAATTCGGTAGGTCAATAATTGACGTTATTGAATCTGATTATTTTGAAAACAAATATTTTAAAATCATAATTCAAATGATTAAAGAATATTATGTTAAATTTGAACATACCCCATCATTTGAAACATTAGAACAAATAACCAAAGTTGAATTACAACAAGAANTAGCNTCAAAAATAGTTTTAGANACTTTAACAAAAATAAAAGAAGCTCCAAGTAGTGGTTTAGGNTTTGTTCAAGAAAANGGAATGAAGTTTTGTAAACAACAAGAACTTCAAAAAGCCATGGTTAAAGTTCAAAAAATAATTGATGGTGGTGAGTTTGAAAATTATGATAAGGCTGAAGAATTAATTAGAGAAGCGATACAAGTTGGTACAAAAGGAGACGGATTACTTGATGCGTTTTCTAATTTGGATGATGTTTTAAATGAAGATTATCGTCACCCAATTCCAATGGGTATTTCAGGTATTGATAGACTACTTAAAGGTGGTTTAGCTAAAGGGGAGATAGGTGTTATACTTGCCCCAACAGGAGTCGGTAAAACCACTCTAATGACTAAAATTACAAATCACGCATTTAACTTAGGATATAATGTTTTACAATTATTTTTTGAAGATAATCCAAAAATTATTCAAAGAAAACATATTACATTGTGGACTAAAATACATCCGGATGAGTTGACATTGAGAAAAGAAGAAGTAATAACTAAAGTTAATGAAATAAAAGAGGCAATGCCAAATCATTTAATTTTAAAAAAATTACCATCAGATACAATGACTATGTTACAGATTAAAAATCAAATTCGTAAAATGGTTGCTGACGGTATTAAAATTGATATGGTTACTTTAGATTATATTGATTGTGTTGTTCCAGATAAAAATTTGGGAGACGAATGGAAGTCTGAAGGGTCTGTAATGAGAGCTTTTGAAGCGATGTGTCATGAAATGGATTTAGTTGGGTGGACAGCAACTCAAGGAAATCGTAGTTCTATTTCTTCTGAAGTAGTTACTACTGACCAAATGGGAGGGTCAATTAAAAAGGCCCAAGTGGGTCACGTTATTATAACTGTGGCNAANAGTTTACAACAAAAAGAAATGAAATTAGCNACAATTGCNATTACAAAATCAAGGATTGGTGATGATGGTGTTGTTTTTGAAAATTGTAAATTTGATAATGGAATGCTTGAGATTGATACTGAAAGTTCAGTTACTTTCTTGGGACTTGAAGAAAAACAAGAAGAAAGACAACGTGATAGAGTTAAAGATTTAATGGAAAAAAGAAAACAAAGACAAACTTAAAAAATATGGAAAAAATANTAAAAGAAAACAAAGATAGATTTGTTATTTTCCCAATACAACATAATGATATATGGGAATTTTATAAACAACACCAAGCNGCTTTTTGGACCGCCGAAGAAGTGGATTTGTCAAATGACATTCGTGATTGGGAAAACTTGTCAGAAAATGAAAAATATTTTGTAAAAAATATATTATCGTTTTTTGCGGCTTCTGATGGGATTGTCAACGAAAATTTGGCAGAAAACTTTTTAAAAGAAGTTCAATATCCTGAGGCTAAATTCTTTTATGGGTTTCAAATCATGATGGAAAATATACACTCATTAATGTATTCATTATTAATTGATACGTATGTGTCAAATCCTAATGAAAAAGATGAATGTTTTCATGCGATTGATAGATTACCTGCGGTTCAAAAGAAATCAACTTGGGCCTTAAGTTGGATTAAAAATTCAACGTTTCAAGAAAGATTAATTGCGTTTGCCGCGGTTGAAGGTATTTTCTTTTCCGGTTCATTTTGTTCTATTTTTTGGTTAAAATCTAGAGGGGTTATGCAAGGTCTTTGTAATGCTAATTCATTAATATTTAAAGATGAAAATTTACATTGTGATTTTGCTATACACTTAATAAANAACCATATTGAAAATAAACCAAGTGAAAATAAGATTAAAGAAATTTTACTTTCNGCATTAGAAATAGAAAAAGAATTTATNACAGAATCTTTACCTGTTTCTTTAATTGGNATGAATTCAAATTTAATGAAACAATATCTTGAATTTGTAACTGATGGTTTATTAGTTAAATTTGGNTGTAAAAAAGTATTTAATGTTGAACAACCATTTAAATTTATGGAACAAATTGCNATTGAAACAAAAGGGAACTTTTTTGAGTCCAGAACTATGGAGTATCAAAANGCAAAATTAAATGAGACNTTAACCTTTGATTCTGATTTTTAATTTATTATATTAAGAGAACTATGTCATTAAAAATAAAAAAACGAGATGGGGACGATGTTTCATTTAACCCACAAAAA